GTAACATCAAATTTAATATTTCTAGAACGCATTATTGTAACAACATCCCTACTTACAACTTTATCACCTAGAGACTCGTTATCCCATTGCTCAGTAACGATTTTTCTAACACCACTTCGTTTAGATGTTCCTGTCTTCCAAGTATCACGAACAGTATCAGTTTCAGTAGTTGTCCAAGTGGTTGTGGTATATTCACTTAAATTTGGACCATCACCACCATTAATCCAACCTGCCTTAATAATCTCTTCAGTAGTAGCTTGTATAGAGCTTGACCTGGATTCAGTGCGATCTTGGAAATCTGTTCCTGTCCAAGTTGTTTCCCATGAATTCCAATGAATTGGACTCAAACCAGTTTGTGGATCAACTCCCCATTCCATTTGAGCCTGTGCCATAGTACCAGCAAAATTACCTTCAGTCTTAATAATCTTTGCTTCTATCCTTGCAGTATCAACCCAAGTATCGGATGTTGGAGAAATTTCAAGACTTGCTTGCCAGAAACTTACCAAGAATGGAGTAACACTCTCTGTTCTAGTAGCAAATTGTTGACTTAACCACTCAACTTCCTCATAATCAAGAGTAACAATATCAGATTGTTTTCTAATATTACTTCCTTCTGCCGCAGAAAATGCTACATCAGTTGTAGCATCAACATTATCAACAGGCCCAACCATCAAATCAATAGAAGTAGTATAATGTTGTGGTCTTACTTCTTTATTTGTAGGGTCTACACTGTTTTTAATTTGAATAGCAGTTTCTTGTGGTTCAAGACTTGTAAAATTATCAACAAAGAATCCAGATTTATATTGGTTCATACCATCAGAATCTGGAACAAACAGATTTGCTGTTTCTGATTCAAGTAAAGATAATGATGTATAATATTCAAGATTCTTGATTCTATCTTCAAGATCTTTAATATCTTTCATTCTATATCTTTTATGCTTTAAGAATCTAACATTTGCATGTTTAACATTAAACAAATATGGCCACAATTCACAACTACCAATTTCAATAGCATCATCAACTGCAATCGGAGACTCCATTTTTTCTGATGGATCTCCGTATTGAACTTGGAATCTACCCTGTTTATCTAAGAAAATCCTATCCATTCTACCAACATAATGTTTAAAGTTGGTAATAATACTTTCATCAGATGCTAAAATATTCGCAGCAGAATTTCCTTCTCCAGTAAAACTTCTTCCAAAAAATTCAAATGGGGATCTTGAACTCTCAGTAACTGTATAATTAGACACTTTTGGTCTAATATCAATCATATCAGTAACTCTTTCACCATCAAGATATGGAATCTCCTTACTATAATCCCAAGTATCATAAGAATTCTTTGTAGTAATATCTCCTTCATCAGTAGATTCATAATATCCATTCATAAAGTATATCTTTAAACTCTTTGTTGGTGGTCTAGCATTATCTTTCCGTGTAATAAATGAATAATCATAGAAAGTAGGTCTCTGACCAGTGGTAAATTTAAAGTTTTTAGAAATATTTCTACTTGTATTATCTAAAGTTCTAATTATTCCTTGAACACTAGATTCTTTAAAGTTAACTATTTCACCTTCTGTAAATGGTGTTGTATTTTTTAAAATAAAGGAAATTTTAGAATCAGTTTTATATTCTGCAACAATTGCTCTAGCACCACTATCAGCACCAACAATCATTTCACCAATAATTAAATCTTCCGTTTTTGCACTAGGACCATTCAATGATGTCAACACCATTGTTGGTGCTGATGGAATAGCTGCATTATTTGATTCAAATACAGCATGTATTTCAGCAACATCACCATGATTCAAAGATATAAATTTATCTTGAACTCTAGTTCCTAAAGGATAAGAACCATATACTAAACCATCATTTAATGATGTAGATCCAGTTCCTGATTGTGCTGAAGTTGATGCAGTAACTGTAATAGCATTTACTCTATTTTTTCTCTTAATCTTCGCAGATGGTTTTGATTTAGTTTGAGTTGTTATCAAAGTGCAACCAGTTTGTGCTGCCCCCAACATTTGAATCTGTAAAACAGTATTACCAGAACTAAACTGGAACATATTGTCAGTAAGTGCTATTGTATTACCATCAGCACCAACTAAGGCATACCTTTCCTCATCAAACGGTAAAAATGTTTTATTATCTGTAAGAGTTATAGGACTCGATAATTGACCACTTCCAGTATTACCATTAATAGTAATATTAACACTATATTCTTTTCTAATAGTTAAAGTAGCATCTGTAAGATCAACATCAGAAATAAAGGATTTTGGCATTAATGTATATAATGATGTTTCTTGTGATGTTTCAAGTGGAGTTTGAACAAGTTTTAGATTAGAAACATCTAAATTAGTTCCAGCAGTTCCTTTATATAATGCACCTTCAACAACTCCTGTAACAGTAGCAATACCTGTTACAATAACTTGACTATGACCAGTATGAATACTAGTAACACCAACATAAGATGGTTCATTATTACCCAATCCACCAAATGATAGAATATTACCTATTTTTAAATTTCCAGGAAATAAGGGATCTTCACTTGTAATAGTACTAATTGAAACTGCACCACTTCCAGTTGAAGAAGTCATTCTTGCTGAACCGTAAGTATAAAAAGGCTCTTGTTTAACATTAGCAGCAAAACTTCCTATACCTTCAACAGCCGTATTACCCAATTCTGGGCCACTATAAAGTTGCTTAACATCTTCCATTCCATAAGAAGTTACTGCAGTTGCAATTCTAGTTAAAGTAAGTGGTTTACCTTCAGCATTTGTTGAAGCAGTTTCAAATATAAGTGGTTCTTGAACTAAAAATTCTCCTTTCTTCTCATAAACAATCATTGCAGTGCTACTACTAACAGCATTCATTACATATCCAGTAGCACCACTATATTTTCCCTTCACATAAGCTGGAATACTAATAGTTGAAGATTCATTTAAAGTAATATGTGAAGTAAGTTGAACATCATAAAGAGAAATATCCCACTCATTTGTATCACCATTCGATGTTGAATAAGAACCTGATTCTAATACATGATCATAAACCCTAGCAACACCAATTTCTTTACCAGCCATTTTAAATGGAGATACCTGAGACCCCATTGTATCTCTTAAACTAACAATATAAGTATTACCTATTCCAATTACAGGATGACCTTTAACTTTATTAAGTCTTAAACTTTTTCCAGTATTATATGCAACACCTTGAGATTCTAATAATTTAGTTGTTCTTGGTTTAGGAGCATTTAAAAAAGTTGGAGAAATTGTCTCAATTTCATATCCCTTAACAAACGCTTTACCAGGTCCAACTTGATATACCGCCATATCCTCAGATGCTAAAGCTCCACCCTCAGTATATGTTCCCTCTTCGTATATACCACCATTCCCAAGACCATCATTTAAAGAATTCTTTACACTAACATCAAAAGGTTTGATAGTATAATCACCAGATTCTGCATATGTTCTACGAGCTAATTCATCAGCTATAAAATTATAACTTGTATGCTTTTTTTGAGATTTTAATTTTCCATTTTCAATAACTGCCAATTCAACAAAATTAGAATCATTAAAATCATCTAATGGTTTAGCATATAAAGTAGCTGTGATCTTAAGACGATCTGCACCTGGAGCAGCATAATTATTAAATCCTTTTGAGTTATCAGCAAGTGATGGATCTTCATCAGCATTAATAATATCTTCTTCAATTCTTAAACCAATTCTAGCACTAGGTTTATTGTTATATTGATCTAATATAATTGTTTCGTCATCAACATTAACAAAATTACCTCTTATAAAGTAAACACCGTTTGAAATTGAAAATGATGAAGCAGTAGAAGTTGCATTATTTGCTACACATGAAGCAAAAGATTCTCCAGATGGTATAAAAGCATTATTCTGTTCTCCTGAAACAATATCACTATCAGCAGTTAAAAGTTCACCATCATCAAAAACTTTAATAGCACTATCTTCAACACCAGAAGACATGTATGAAACATAAATGGTAAGATTACCTCTTTCAGATGATTCTGCTTGAAGAACCTTATCAATAATTGCAGTTACACCAGTTGTTAATCCAATTATCTTTCTACCTATTAATTGATCAATATAATAATTAACTGGAACTCCTAAATGTGTATTATTTATTTCAACAGCATAATAATTTGGAGCATATGCAGTACTTCCTGGAATTACCCTTGCACCTTCTTTAAAAAAGTGCTGACCAAACTTTTCTATCTGATTCTGAAGAATTGACTGCAGACCAGTTAATTCTCTAGCTTGAACAGGATAACCTGGTTTAAAGAGAACTTTATGATAACCTTGTTTTGGATCAAAATCATCAAAATAAGGTGATACGTTTAAATTAGTTTGCTGGGCCATAGTATCTTAAAACTGTAATATGATCTTGATATCTTCTTTTTGATTGGAAGATCGTGTAATAGCTGGTCGTTGGTCAACGTAAATCATACTTCCAGAATATTTTTTAATTTCTGGGTTTGCCACTCCTTTAGTGAATGACTGACCAAGGTAATATGTTCTATTATTTATTGATGTAGATAGACCTGTAAATGTTGTGCTAATTGACAGATTAGAACTACCACCAACAATTATCCTATTACCACCAACAACAGGATCTGAAGTAAATCTATTTGTATTGTATCCATATATAGCGGCTGTAGCACTTTGTGCTGCACCAACGGTAGTAAAACCAGCAATGGTTCTATCTTGCCAGAATTTCAAAACACCTGTTGTTTGATCATAACTAACAACTCTACCAACAGCTGTTTGGCCAGTTCCAATAGTTTGTTTAACTAAACTATCTGGAGTAAAAGTCACAGAACTATAACCAGTTCCTGTCAATCTTAATGCATAAGTGGCAGCTGCTTTATCTAAGTTAAGTAACTGGGTAGAACCCCAAGCATAAGGATTTTCAATAATACCTATTCTGGCAAATTGGTTTCCTGTTATAAAGTCTGGGTTTTCTACATCATTTTCAATTCTTGCAAAAAGTAATGCATTAGTTGCACCCAATTCACGATAAACATCTTTACCATGACCACCTGGTGGAGTAATAATTACATCAAGAACTGGTGGGCCAGTTGGGGTAGGTATCGATCCTGCATCTAAATCTACATTACCATAAGTATATCCATATCCTTCGTTTGATATAGTTACACTTTCAATCTGAGCATCATTATTAACAACAACAGTGCATTCTGCATCAAAACCATCACCTTTAATTGGAACTCTTGTATAAGTTTGGTTAGCAGTTCCTATACCAGTTCCTCTGTTTTTAACAACAACTATTTTAATACTACCATCAACAGCATTATTTCTAATAGAACTATCTGCATTACTAGTATCCCAATTCGCAGGAACTGGCATAAAATCAGTAGAATCAAATTTAATCAAATCTGCTGGTTTAATTGTATATAAGTATTTCCAAATATAACCATCTCCAGAAGTACCAGCGATTCT